AGTCATTAAATGTTCCTATCTCTAGAATCGAAGGAGATGGTGGATTTAACCTTGGTAGATCTTCAGAGATACTTCGTGACGAAGTAAAATTCAGTAAGTTTGTTGGACGTTTGAGAAAGAGATTCTCAGCAATGTTCAGTGATATGCTAAGAACTCAGTTGCTTCTTAAGAATATTATTACCCCAGAAGATTGGGAGATAATGCAAGAGCATATACAATTTGATTTCTTATATGATAATCATTTCACTGAATTAAAGGAAGCAGAATTACAGAACGAAAGATTAGCTCTTCTGGCAGCAACCGAACCTTATATTGGTAAATATTACTCTCAAGATTGGGTTCGTCGTCAAGTATTACGTCAAACTGATGAAGAGATTAGTGAACAGGATGAATTAATTGAAAAAGAAATTAAAGATGGAGTTATTCCTGATCCTGCAAATATGATGTTAGATCCTGAAGGAAGTGGTGGAATGAGACCAATGCCATTCCCAGAGGAAGAACCTCAACCAGATGTAGCGGATGCTCCTTTAAGATCTAGTGCTGTAGATACTGCAACAACTGCAGATACAATAAACCAGCTTCCAACACCGAAGGGTGGAGAAATATAAATACAACTAGTTAACTACTTGATTAATACTTAAAATGGATGAATTAATGGATTTGATTGGTGCGGATGAGTCTGCGGCTCAGGTAAGTGACAAGATTAAAGACTTGTTATATGCCAAATCTGGTGAAAAAGTTGATGCATTTCGACCTCATGTGGCTAATTCATTGTTTAATGATTTAGAAGATGAGTCTGATGAAACTTCTGATGAATCTATTATAGATTCGACAGAAGAAGAGTCAGAAGAATAACTACTAAATAACTATTAAATGGACTTTAAAGAATAATGGCACATAGAGTAGTCGTTGGAACAGGACAAACAATGGCAGTGACGAAAACGTCAACTGCTACCTCATCCTTCATAATCGAATCTCAATATGTGAGATTGACAGCAGGAGTTCCTGCAGGAGCCCATGTTTCTATTTCTCAAACTTCTTTATCACCGACTGCAACTACTGCAGACTATTATATAGCTCCAAGTACATCGGAAACTCTCTCGCTGCAGAGATATTCTTGTCCAGTAGTAGGAGTTACGACAAGTGATACGGCAACAGTAATTACTTGCCCTGAAGGAATGCAAGTTCCATTTAGTGTTGGTAACTATGTAAGTTTAAGAACTGGTATTGCTACAATGCCAGAATTTAAGTTTGATCATGCAGAAGTTACTGCGGTTAATACAACAAATGGAGTTTTGGGATATCACCAAACTCAATTAACATGTAATGCTAATACTGGTGGAATCATGACATCGTTCAGTGCTGGTGGTGGATTTAATGTTCCAGGTGCTACCTTGTATTCTTCTGCAAGACTTGCAGCAAGAAGTGAGGGTGATCCAACTGGACTTCATATTATACAAGTTCAAACTACAGGGGAAGCCTGATGAAACTCATAAGAGAAGAAATTGAAAATGTAGAATTTCTCGTTGAAAATCGCAACGGTAAGAAGTCCATGTATATTGAAGGAGTTTTCCTTCAAGGAAACATTAAAAACCGTAATGGTAGAATGTATCCGATGGAAACTCTTCGTAAGGAAGTTGGACGTTATAATGAGAATCACGTTCAATCAGGAAGAGCACTTGGAGAATTGGGTCATCCCGATACACCAACTGTAAATCTTGACAGAGTTTCTCATAAGATAGTATCACTTAAAGAAAGTGGTTCTAACTTCATTGGTAAAGCTAAGATTCTTGGTACACCAATGGGTAAGATTGCTTCTTCTCTCGTTGAGGAAGGAGTAAAACTTGGCGTATCTTCTCGTGGTATTGGTTCATTGAGACCAACTCGTGAAGGTGTCAATGTTGTTGGTGATGATTTCATGTTAGCAACTGCTGCTGACATTGTTGCTGATCCTTCTGCTCCTGATGCATTTGTTGAGGGAATTATGGAAGGAAAAGATTGGGTATGGGATGGTGGTATTTTGCGTGAGAAGTTCGCAGAAAACACTTATAAAACCATCAATACACTGGTTGATCAGAAAGCATTAGACGAGAAAAAACTCTCGTTATTTAATGATTTCTTATCAAATATATAAAACTTCTAAATAAATATAGATTTTAATAAAGGAAATCGGAGAGTTTACAAATGTCTCGTGGTACGAATTTACAAGAAATGGAGCAATCTAAAACTGCTGTGAACGCCAACGCAGCCGCTGGAGAATCAGCCCTTCCAAAGGAAGGTTCTAATCCATCTGGTGTTAAGACACCTGGGAACACACCACCCTTTGAGGATTTAGGTGGTCCTACTCCTGAAAATAATAGTCCCTTTGGTGACTCTAATAAATTGAAAACACCTGGCAAAACTCTCAAACAGGTAAAAGATGTCGTTAATAAAAATGCAGTATCTGGAGATTCAGCAATGAAGAAAGAAGAAGAAGAACTTCAAGGCGAAGTAGTTGCTGAAGCAGAAACTCCTGCTGCAGAAGAGGAGAAACTCAAGAAAGATGATGATCTTTTTGGTGCTCCTAATAAGAAAAAAATGAAGAAAGAAGAGACCGAAGTAGAAGAGTATGACATGGAAGATGATGTCAATGCACTTTTAGGCGGTGAAGAACTTTCTGAAGAGTTTAAAGCAAAAGCAAAGACAATCTTTGAAGCTGCTATCAACTCAAAAGTTTCTGAAATTCGTGCTTCTCTTGAAGAAGAGTATGAAGCAAGAATCTCTGAAGAAATTGCTGAAGAAAAAGAAGCACTTCAAGAGCGTGTAGATTCTTATCTAGAGTATGTTTCTGACGAGTGGATGGAAGAAAATCAACTCGCTATTGAAAACGGTCTTAAGACCGAACTGACTGAATCATTCCTTAGTGGAATGAAGAGTCTTTTTGAAGAAAATTATGTATCAATCCCTGACGATAAATATGATGTGCTGGAAAGCATGGTAGAAAAACTAGATGATATGGAAACCAAGCTCAATGAGCAAATAGAAAAGAATATCGGATTAAACAAGAGACTTTCTGAGTCTGTTGCGGATGGTATCCTTGAATCTGTTTCTGATGGCCTTGCTGCCACCCAGAAGGAGAAGCTCGCTTCACTTGCTGAAAGTGTAGAGTTTGAAGGTGAGACAGAGTATCGTAATAAGTTGGAGACACTTAAGGAGTCTTACTTCCCTAAAACTTCAACTGCTAAAACTGAAACGTTAACAGAAGGAGAAGAAATTGCACCTGAACTTGCTACAGGTTCAATGGCATCTTATCTGAAAACACTTTCAGCATTTAAGCAAAACTGATTTAAATATTAAACAAACTTTAACTTTATAGGTAACAAGCAAATGTTCCAATCAGAACACTTGCAGGAAAAGTGGAAACCCCTTTTGGAAGCAGAAGGAGTTGATAAAATTACAGATCCTCATCGTAAGGCTGTAACTGCTGTCCTGCTCGAAAACCAAGAAAAATTTTTAAGAGAGTCTACTGCATTCTCTGAAAGCGGAATGCTTAATGAAGCAGTTCCTACAAACAGTACAGGTTCTAACACCTCACCAGGTGCTGGTTCTGGAAATGCAGGCTTTAGTGCTAGTGCTACTGCTTCAGGTCCAGTTGCTGGTTTCGACCCTGTTCTAATCAGCTTGATCCGTCGTTCAATGCCTAACTTGGTCGCATATGACCTAGCAGGTGTTCAACCAATGAGTGGTCCTACTGGACTTATCTTTGCGATGAGATCTAAGTACAACAAGATGGCTGGTGGATCTGGCGGTCAAGAAAGTACTGAAGCATTCTACAACGAACCAGACTCTGCATTCTCTGGACAGAATAAGGTCTTCGGCCTTTCTGAAGGATTTACAGATAGTCAGGTTGGTATGGGTACAACCAACCAAGTTGGTAACAACCCTGCTGCACTTAACCCAGTTGGTACTGCGTCTTCTACAGACAACAGTTACAACGTTGGTCAAGGTATGGCAACCAACGAGGCAGAAGGTTTAGGTGATGGCGATGATGCCTTCAACCAAATGGCCTTCTCAATCGAGAAAGTCACCGTTACTGCTAAGTCCAGAGCCCTCAAGGCAGAGTACAGTTTAGAACTTGCTCAAGACTTGAAAGCAATTCATGGTCTTAATGCAGAAGCAGAACTTGCAAACATCCTTAGTACTGAGATACTTGCTGAAATTAACAGAGAAGTTATCAGAACTATCTACAAGGTTGCTGAGCAAGGTGCTGTACAGAACGTCGCAACTCCAGGTATCTTTGACCTAGACGTTGACTCAAATGGTCGTTGGTCAGTTGAGAAGTTCAAAGGACTTCTATTCCAGATCGAGAGAGATGCAAACGCTATTGCACAGAGAACTCGTCGTGGAAAGGGTAACATCATCATGTGTTCTGCAGACGTTGCTTCTGCACTAACCATGGCTGGTGTACTTGACTACACTCCTGCTCTTAATGCTAACCTTCAGGTTGATCCTGCTGGTAACACATTTGCTGGTGTTCTTCAAGGTAAGTACAGAGTATACATCGATCCTTATTCTGCTAACATTGGTGGTGCTACTCAGGCTGCTAACACAAGTCCTGGTAACCAGTACTACGTTGTTGGTTATAAGGGTTCTTCACCTTATGACGCTGGTATATTCTACTGCCCTTACGTTCCACTACAGATGGTTCGTGCTGTGGGTGAGAACTCCTTCCAGCCAAAAATCGGATTTAAGACAAGATATGGTCTTGTTGCAAACCCATTTGCAGATGGAAAAGGTCAGGGTATGGGTAGACTTGGTATTAATACCAACCGCTACTACAGACGTGTTGCTGTTAAAAACCTCATGTAAGCGAGATGCTTATATTTCTCAAGAGACTCCTTCGGGGGTCTCTTTTTTTGTCTAAATACTTAGAA